ACCATTACCTGGCAAGTTAGTAATTGGGTTTACACTAGCTCTATATAGCTGGTCTCTTTCTGCCTTATTAGGAGAGTGGAGAATATCGGTAACACCAAAATACATTCCTCTCTGAAGACCTGCTGGTGAGAACCATGGCGCATTAGTAAAATCGGTTTGTGCCATTAGTCCAGCAGTAGAAGAGTTAGCTGGAATATAGATGTATTCATCGTTATACTTATCATACACCTTAAGCCAGTTATTATCCAAGAAGCAGTAGTTGCTCTGAGTAATGCTGTTAGCAAACTCAACAGTTTCTGTTACTGGGTCAGTAGCCGTAAGGTCTTGCTTTGGAGGCGAAGCAACTACAACACAATCTTTACGAGTAACTGCAGCAATGCTAATCAAATCGTTAATGATTGTTTTTGCAGCACTATCGTCTGCTGCTTGAGTACCACTAGTAACAACAGGTGGAGAAATCAAGAAATCTACGGTATAAGCGTCAATATCTTCAATCGTATCAAAGCCTGCAGCAACATGAGATTCAGTTAAATTTGATGTATCAACACCACCGCTGAGATTAATTGTTTTAATTGCGTATGCTGAGTCAGACAAAGAGTAGTTTTTAGCATCAATAGCAGCATCACCGGCGCCAGCAGCGTCGTAATCTGAGTCAATGTTTTGTGCATCTACGAGCCAAAGATATTTGGACTGATTATTAATAACATCAGCAATGTAATTGGTAGATCCATCAGGGTTTTTAGCGTTTGATGCAATAGAAACAAACGGGAATGTTTCTAAGACAGTTCCTTTAGTTCCTGTAAATTCGCCATCAGCATCGACTACCGCTACGTGCACTTCATCGCCACTAGCTCCAATAGCAGCAGCAAAGGAAGAAGTACCTGGCGCAGAAGTAAATTCGTCTTTAAGAGCCCAATTATTAAATGCTGAGTCACTAGTGCCATCAGGGCAAATTTCAATTTTAAGAGAGTTTCCTAAATTTCCGGCGTACTTAGCCATAAAACCTTGGTTTTGAGTATTGAGAGCGCCTGTTTTAATATTAGCAAAGTGGTCATCGTTTTCTACAAGAGTTGCGCTTCTGCTAGCAAAAAATGAATCGCTGGAGTTTGCTCCACCGTCATCAAATGCATTAACTGCAGTACCATCTACTGCCCGAATAACTAACAATTCGCTAGAATACTTTGTGAAATATGCAGCGCTATGGAAAGACACACTGTTATTTCTATCTGGAGATGAAAATCTAGATACTAAAGTTGCTTCAGTATCTACCGGAGTAGGTTTTTTGACTGGACCCCAGCGAAAGTCACCGACATAAGCACCGGTAGAGGTGCCTACATTTGGGACAATACCCGTAAGATCGATCTCACGAGTTACTACTGCTGGAGACAGCGAAGGCGTAAAAAATGCCATTTCGTCTTCCTTTTCGTTGGATTAAATAATAAGTTTTCCATGATAAGGTTCTATCAAACAATAATAATATTTATAATAAAGGTGTTTTTAGAACAATCCGGTATCTCCTGCAACCTGCCACACTGTGTTTCTATTTTCAATATTTTCATTTGTATCTTCTTGGCCGTCATCTACAAATCCAAAAGGAACAACTTCATCCTCTATTTGTCTCATTTTTTCTTCATATAACAAATGCTTAATATTAACATCAGTATTATCTACGAATGATTGACTTCCTACATACCATGCAAATAATACTAAATTCATTACTAGGTCATCATGGTTACCGTCAGATGCTTCAAATGAATTGCCTCTAGCTTCAAATGTAGAACATTCGCTAATTGTATCTAGGTCAGCTAGGTATAGTCTTTTTTCTTCAATAAGATCTTTAAGATTAGAACAACCAATTCTTTTAACTTTACGTGTCATAGTAACACCAATAGAGTTGGCCTTGACCATGGATTCTACATGAGTATTTTCATATTCAATATCGTAATATAATCCATTAGCTACTACAGATCCAGCATCATTAGATTCAATTAACACATATGCTTCATTATACTTCTTTGCCCACTTATGAATAACATCTGGAAACAAAATAGGTGATATTAAATTATTTCTATAACACGCAACCTGCCTAAATGGCCTAGTTGATATATCAATAATGTTAAATGTAGAATAGTCTTGTCCACGGCCTTTGGCTACGTCAACAGTCATAATGTAATCGTGTTTAGGACTAGGTTCTTCATACACTTTCACATCTGTATTTAATAACGGAGATACAGCTTTCATATTCATTAATGCGTCAGCAGAAATAAGTGTATTGCCAGTACCAAAAAAAGTATTGCCAAATTCTTGTTGAAACTGCAGCTCAGATGTGTTAGAAATTGTTTGTCTTTTCCACTCATCATCGCGGCCAGGGACGTCCCACCAGTCCACTCTGAAGGGCTTAAATTCGTTAGTTGACTGTACAGCACCCTCATAGATTTTATGAAATATGTTACCAATACCGTTAGCTGTAGATGTAATAATTACTCGTGTAGTCTTACCTGACGATACCACAGGATATGTAGAGGTATAAAACGTAGCGGCATCATCTACAAATGCAAACTCATCTAAGAACAAAAGGTTAACAGACAAACCACGAATAGAAGATCCTGATGTTGCTGCTGCAATAATTCTAGAGTTATTAGAAAATTCTACAGAACCTTTATTTAATGCTTTAGTACCAGGTTGTAAAAAGAATGGCACATTTTCTAGTGCTAGCGTAATACGCGCTAACATCTCACGAGCTGTGGCACCTTTGTTAGCAAGTACTGCAATAGTCTGGTCAGGATGAAACAAAGCATACCAAAGAATATACATGCACGAACTGATAGACTTACCAGACTGACGGCACGCTAATACAATAGAAAATCGGTTATCTTCAAAATGCTTAAACATTTCTTTCTGATAAGGATACATCTCAAAAGGAACTAGACCTTCATCAAGATTAATTACCTTACCATATTTTTCAGCAAAGTACACAGGGTCTTTCATACAGCGCTGATATTCTAAAATATCATCTTTAGACCAGCCCTGCTGTACGCCGTCTCTTTTTACTTGAGCATTACCAAGATATGTCTCATTCACTCTTAAAATATCTCTTTGCTAATTTATGGAGTGCATAAAACCAGAAACCATTAATGATTGGTTCAATAATAGCATCTAATGCTGCTAACTCCATAGCTGCACCTGTAATTAACCAGTTGCAGATTGTAGCAATAATAATATGTCCAATAGTATAAATTATTGCTAATAAAACACTAGACTCGCCAATGAGTCTTTTAAGGAGTTTAAATATTCCTTTGGTCAGTTCTGTCATATACATTATCAATTACCTTTTCATTATCATCGCCCCGCAGCATTTTTTGCAATTCTGACGTGGATCCTACAAATACATTCTGAGTAAGGCTTTTTTGTTCATCAGGCTTACCTTTTGCCTGCGTGACATTAATGTCTTGGTTACGCTTATGCATGTCAAGTAGCGCGTGTGCATTATCTGATGTTTGCTTAATCATACCAGTAAGAACTTCGATAGCACGAGGATGCTCAGATTCTTCTGCAACACGTTTAGCTAGATCTAAATTGTTAGCACCATCAAGCACCAATCCACGAAGTGTTTCCCGAACTAAATCTAAATCTTCATCATAACTGGAATGCACGCTTTCAGGAATATCTTTTTTCGGTACTATATCACTCATAAACTATCTCCATTGCCTGGATTTAATATAGAAATTGTATAGTCGGTTACATCATCAATAGTTGCTGCATCAAGAGGGAATGGCTCTACTGTAATACGCTCCATGATATCTGTAGTATTATCTGGATCAGTAACTGTAGTTATATCAGGATCTCTAAAATCAATAACTGCTTTACGAATAATAGATGATGTAGAAATAGGACCATAAAACGCAGTCTTCATTTCAAAGTCTAGCGTGTAAATAATAGTACGTCTACTTTCTAATTGACCCTCATAATCATCAGTGTAAGAAATACCAATTAGTGAAATAGGAATATCTTCTTTATGATCAGGGTAATCGGCAAACTGTTTCATAGTAACAGTATAGGCTGGATTAAAGAATGGTAAAATTTGTTCTACAATTTGTACTGCATCTTCATTTGTTTTTGCCATAATATTTAATTGAAAGTTCATAATATATGGGACTGCAGTATAGAATTTTTTTCTATTCGTTCCAGTAGTACCTTGTTCAGAGAATGCATTCATTTTAGGTAACTGTCTTACTGGATCATAGTAGATCGAACTAATTTCAAAAGACATACGAGGAAGTTTAAGAGCAATAAACCGTTCATCATTTAGATCAGGAGATTGATTAATACGATCTAAAAACTTCTGCTTAGGTGCATATGCCAGCGGAACTTTCATTTGATCAATAACATTATTAGAACCGTCTTTACGGATAATATACAAGTTATTGAACATTGTACCAAAGGTAGCAACGCATTTACGGATCTTTTCATGGTAAAAGTGTTGCTGAAACATTACGTTGGATCTCCGAATGGATTACCTTCACTGAAATCTAAGAAGCTATCGCCCTCAGTTTCAAAGGCATCATTTTGCTGATTATCAATCTTTGGTGCATTTTCAGTAACTGCTGTAATAAACAAAGTAGTTTCGTCGTCATCTTGGAACTGAGTAGGAAGTTGTAGTGTTGCAGAATCATTTCTAAACGTATGATAAAGTCCATCGTCTGCACCTACGTTGGTAAGATACAATTGATTATTAACGCCGTCCCACTTAATAATTTCACCGGTAATAGTAACGTTATTAGCAAGGGTCTGCTCAATTTTACTGTATCCACCAAATGCAGAATCCTGCTCACCTACAATAGCAATTAATCCATCGCTTTCTGCAATGGAGTTGATATCGATTGACTGACCTTGGTTGTTAGTAGCACTATCATTAATAGTAAGAATATACTGGTAAGCAAAGTCAACTTCAATAATATCTGCGGCAATACCTGTCTGGAACTGCTCTCCACTGTATTCAAACAGCTCACACGTTAGTCTATATGTAGGAAGATTAGATAACTGATAGAAAGGTCTTTCGTCTTCTACCTTTGTAATTTCAAAAATCGAATTAGAAAGAGGAATGTAAATTAAATCACCTTCATAAGGTCTTTTCTGAGACGCGGCCGCATCCTGCATAACTTCGTCCCATCTTCTTTTAGATAGTACAAAGTTTGCTTGATCACGAATCTCTACACCAAACCGAGTAAACAAATCGCCATCGCCGGCATATCCGTCAATGTTTTCTAAGTATACTTCTACTAAATGCGCATCGTCAAATCTAGAAACTACGTCTTCGCTGAATACGGTATCTTTAGCTACAATGCTACGAGGCATGAAATACACGTCCTGACCGTACATCTTCAGTGATTCGATAACAATGTTTTCGTATAGATCTTGTTCTGATTTAACTTTTTGACTGAAATAAAGGTTTGTAGCCATGTTCTTATCCTACAAAAAAGTCAACAGGAAGCTCGTAGGTAGATCTTAGCTTTTCTTCTAGTCTCATCATTTCTTGAGTGGCTTCATCATACAGCTGTCTGCCATTTAAAGACACACCACCCGGAAGTTGCATACCCTCAAACTTAATAAGGTTTGCGCCCCACTGTTGTTTAATAGCTTGCGTAAGATATTCTTTAACAAAGATATCGTTATAAACATCAGTGTGGGTTTCAGGATCAACAATCTTAAATGTTTCAAATATTAAATAATCATTTTCAATAATATTTTGATCTGAAAATTCACCATGAATATATACTCTATTTTGGTGACGATTAAAATCAATTTGTGGTTGACCTGTTAGCATCTGATCAATTATACTAAGATATTGTTTGATTTGCTCATAGTATGCTAAATCGCCAATAAACTTGTTTAAGTCATAAATTTCATTTAAGGACATTTGATATTTAATATCAAACATACCTGCAGAAGAACCACCATTAGATTTAATCTGAAATAACTTTTTGACGAATGTAATACTATCGTCTACAGTAATATATCCGTTAGTAATATCTGTAGACGTAACCTGATGCTTAAGAAAAGTTCTGACAACTGCATCAGAATGATATTCCTGAAACAGTTGAAGTGTGTCGTCAGTTCTATCCTCGAGCTGATCAATATCTACGTTAATTTCGATTACTGGTGCACCAAGTCTTCTCAGACAATAGTCAATCAGATCATCTCTAGTACTTGGTTGCGGCATGATTCTTCCTTAAATAATTAGTTATATCTATTTATTATAATTAAGAACCCGAGTTACCGACCCATCTGCCATAACCAGAATCGTCTCCTGATGTCCAATGCAGACTAGAATCCCAGCTTTGACCCGCAGAATCTACAAATGGAGATAACCATTCGCTAAGATGCATTCTTGTAGCCCAGTTAGAATCTTGCAGGTAAGACTGAATTAATGTTGAATTTAAACTGTCTCGGTCTGAAAATTGAAAAGCAAACCATTGGAGTTCCGGAACTTCAGAATCCCATTCTTCATCAGGTTTTACTGTAATTTCTTCCTGGGCGAGGTCACTATCATACGCTAGTTTAAAAATTTCTGCTGAATCGTCACTTAAAATCCTTTCACTATTTTTAATAGCACTTCCCCAATTAATCAAATGGTTGATTAATACTGCTTGAGAAGAATCAATAGAAGAATCTAATGAGGATCTTGTTGTTTCTGCAATAGACCATTCGGATACAAAAGGCATTCCCACAGAATCAAATTCTTCACATAAAATAGTATCGACAACTTTAAACCCGCCGCCACCTAATACTTGTTTAAGAGTAGATTTTGCAGAAGTATTTTCTATATTTTTTACAGCATAAAAGTATTGATCTTTGCTGGGAATAGAATAATACTTTAATAAATCTTCTCTTTGTTCGTCTGTTAAATTAAAAGCCATTTCATCACTCCTTGAGGGCTTTAGTTATGCACTATTTATCTATGATGTTAAGTTCTTAATAATTAAGATCTGGTTCAGATCTTCTGGACCATAACCTGTATTATCACTAGGATCACCAGTACTACTAATTTGAATAGTACCATTAGAATCTACATAAGGCGAGTTTCCAGGAAGAGCACCGAATTGTGCCGCATCTGCTTGACTGAATACTCTAAACAAAGTAAATGCACCTTCACCTAAAGCAATAGAGTCTAGTGTGCCAAGTACTCCGGCCTTATACATTTCATCATATGTATTTTGTAAGAAATAAGTTTCTACTATATCTGAATCGTAGTATTGAATACTGTCTAATGCATTACGTCCAGTATTATCAATATTTCTAATTATAACTGAATCGGCACTATATAATGTTGTAGTTGGATTGTAACCCCAGCTATTAGTAGTACTTGGATTTGTTTCTGCCAAAGATTTAATGTTATTATAACTAGCAATATTTTCAATTTCAAATAACGTCTGTGCCCCAGTAACACCTGTTGAAAACGGATATGCTGCTCCAAATGAGCCAGGAGGCTGAACATACACAAATTGATCTGCAGTAGATGAATGGCTATCATCAAAGTTTAGATTAAGTGTAGGGAAAGAATCGTAGATATTAGAATCATATGCTCTATCAGCACCTACATATACAATCCCAGCAAAAGAAGAATCGTGGGAATCTTGTCCATATGGATTTATGTTATATCCGGAAAGGTTTACCGTTGTATTAGTAGTAGAAATATTCATAGTAACAGTTAAATTTTCACCATCGCCGCCGTCTGAATTGCTGCTAATACCCAGCTGTCCGCCATCTACAGTAATAGACGCTACTTCATTACTACCTTGTGCAACTGCGATATTGTTCAGGTATGCAAGACCCGCGCCTCCACCACCGCCGCCTGCACTAGTAGAATCAGAGTAACCTGCAGCTCCACCTGCTCCGATAGCCATAACACTAAACGAGTCTACTCCATCAGGAATAGTCCAAGTCGTAGACGGTACAGGAGTTGTTATAGATAATGTAGGAGTCCAGGTAGCTGTACCGTCATTTGTTGTTGCACCACCATCATACGCATCTTCTGTAGCCACAGTAAACGTGATAATGTGGTCACCGCCTGTAGATGTTTCTCTATTAGGGAATGCAGAAGTAGGAGCAGTAAAGCCACTAGTGTAGCGGGCGGCGCCTTTGGTGATGCGAACGTCCGCCATCTGTCCGTTCCAGTAGCGGCTAGCCAAGTCTTGATAGCCAAGGAACAGCTTTGGGGCTACCCTATTGCTGGTCATGTCCGCCACAAGGACGTTGGTTGATGTGTCCTCCAGCACACCGTTTATGAACATCTTCACAGTGCTGCCGCTGCGGGTAATTGCGACGTGATGAAAATCCGTAAGGTTGGGGAAAGACGCCTCAACTAATTTTACGACAGTTCCAGAAGTGTTGTTCGCATAGAACGCATAAGTCCTAGTGCTGCTCAATTGATGAAGAACGAAGTAATCGTTTTGCCCGTTTACGCTGCCGGTGTTGCTATGGTCGTAGTCAATAACGCCGGGTACAACAGACGGGGCAGCCACGTCAGCCTTCAGCCAAGCCTCTATGGTGAAATCGTCCGTGCCGAACTTGAAGTCGGCCGAGCCCGTGGTTTCGACCAGATAATCGTTCACACCGTCGAAGTTGAGGACGTTTTGCGTGGTGCCATAGGGGCCAGTCGTACTCAGCAAGTTTGCGCCGGCGACGCTGGTGAAGTTTTTGCCAACAGATGACAGGTCATCCGTCAGACTTGACCCATCCAACAACAAATTTACACTACTAAAATTCGTATCGTCTGTGTATACCTGTGTGTTCAGATAAGACGCTGTACAGTTACTGAGAGAACTTACGTCACTTGCCAACTGAGAAGCGCTGTATGGCATTGTGCTAGGCAGTCTAAAGATAGCAATACCAGAGCCACCAGAGCCACCTATCTGACTATTACTGTTACCGGAGTATCCCCCACCGCCTCCACCACCACCATAT